GCAGGAAACTAGAGTTAAAGATGCTTGGCCGACTTTTTGCTGAAGACCCGCGCCCCTACCCTTACCAAGTTGGCATAGATGGGCAGATAAAAGCGCAAGATTTTGATGGGCGCATTGATATTCTCCCCGTTAGTGACCCAAATATCTTCAGTATGTCACAAAGGGTGGTACTTGCGCAGGAGCAATTGAAATTAGCGCAAGCTGCCCCCGAAATGCACAACTTGCATGAGGCTTATCGCCGAGTTTATGAGGCTTTGGGTGTAAATAACATAGACCAAGTGTTAAAACCAGAGCCACAACCTATACCAGAGAACCCAAGTGCCGAAAACCAAAAGGCAAGTGAGGCGGCAGCAGGTCAGGGTAAGTTGCAAGCCTTCCCCGAACAAGACCATGATGCCCATATTTCGGTTCATTTGGGCTATATGCAGTCTAAAGTGGCGCAAATGCAGCCCCCTGTGCAGATGGTATTAGAGAAGCATATTTACGAGCATTTGGGCTTAAAAGCGATGGTTCTGCATGAACAACAGATGCAGCAAGATCCTAACAGCCAACAAATGCCGCCAGAAGAGCATGAAAAGATGATTGCGCAGATACAGGCGCAGTTAATTGCGGAGTTCCAACAGCAACAGCCACCAACCCCGCAAGAAGATCCGCTAGTGCAGGTTAAACAGCAAGAGCTTGCTTTAAGAGAGCAAGAAATGCAGATGGATCAGCAACTAGACCAACAACGCTTGGCGCAAAATGCTCAGCGCGATATGCAGAACGCGCAAATTGCGCGGGAGCGTATTAACTCGCAAGAAGATATAGCGCAGATGAGAGCGCGAATCGCATTGCAACGTCAACAGCAAAACCAAAATCGTGGAGGCTAATATGGCTAAAAAAGGACGCAATAAACCAAGGGGTGTAATGGTTACCGAAAGAACGGTACAAGAAATCCGTTCGCCTGAAGAAGAAAAGGCTATGAAAGAGGGTATTATGAAAGCCCTTGAAGAAGCCATGGAAATTGGTGAAATGGAAGAGATCCCTGAGGATTATATGCCCCGTGGTAAAAAAACCTATAAGGAGGATGCAGATGATATCAAAGGTTCGCTCCGTGAGCAAAAGTACATGGGCGGCATGTCAGGCTCTGGTAAAAAAAGTAAGACAGCGGCACGAAACGCTGCCACGTTGGATGCAACAAGTAACCGTGCCACTAATAGTCGGATTAGTCGCGGTGGTGGTGCTGCACTTCGTGGCTTGAAGTTTGTCGGGGTGAGATGACACAAAAAAGACTGGAACCAGAAAGCTCGTACGAAAAATACGACCTTGACCACGATGGGGTTATTTCTGACGCGGAAATAGAACGCGCTAAGGAAATTCGTGAGTTTGAAGACCAGTCTCGCAAGCATTTAGCCCAACTAAGATTGGCGCGATGGTCACTTGTAGCTATTGCTGTATATACGCTGCTTTTATTCATGCCTTTTGTGCCTGATAAGCGTATAGAACTTTTGACTAGTGTTGCCGATCTTTTTTATATATCTTTGTGCTCAGTAGTAGGCGCATATATGGGATTTACAAGCTGGATGAGTAGGAAATAGGTATGAACCCCGTTTTAATGCAAGCACAACTTTTTAGACAACGGTTTGAAGAGCCTGTTGCCCAAGCCCCTGTTGCCCAAACCCAAGAGTACAATCCTGCTGTATCCGCAGATCCGAACCCACTCCCCATGTCCCGTGGTGGGCAAGGCGGTGGGTTTGGTGGTCCACAGCAAATGCCTATAGAGCGAAGAATAGATAATGTAGAGCGCCAAGTGCAAGGACTTGGTCAAGGGTTAAACCAAATCGGGGGACAGTTCCAAGGTTTTATGGCCGGAGCGCGATTTGGTGGGGGTGGTTATGGTGGCATGAATATGTTCCAACCGCCCCAACAATTAGGATTTGGGGGAATGGGTATTGACCCCCGAATGATGCAGATGGGTTACGGCGGTGCGCCACAACCCTCGCGTGAACAAGCGATGTTGCAAGCCTTGTTACAAACACAACAAGCCTCACCGTTTGCAAATACCGTCCGTACACAAGGTGGAATAGGTGCCTTGCCAATGGGTTCAGCCGGACAAATGTTGGGGATGAACCAGTTTACATAGGAGTAACTATGCTACAAGCTCTGATAGGACCAGTTGCGGGATTACTGGATAAATTCATCCCCGATGCAGATGAAAAAGCAAAACTCGCTCATGAAATAGCAACAATGGCCGAAAAGCATGCCCACGAAGCTGCGATGGCTCAAGTAGAAGTTAATAAAGCAGAAGCGGCTCACCGCAGCACTTTTGTTGCAGGTTGGAGACCTTTTATCGGTTGGGTATGTGGCTTTGCTTTGGCGTACCACTTTATCGTCGTACCGATGCTTACGTTTGGTTTGGTTACCTTTAATGTAACAGGATTGCACCCAAGTGACTTGCCCAAATTTGAAATGGATAGTTTGATGACTGTCTTGTTGGGTATGCTTGGTTTAGGCGGGTTGCGGACGTTTGAGAAAACGAAAGGCGTAGCCAAATGAGTTTTAAACTATCACAACGCAGCTTAGATAAGTTGGAAGGTGTAGATGAACGCCTTGTAACGGTTGTTAAATCAGCTATCCACCTGACCAAAGTAGACTTTGGAGTTATTTGCGGATTACGCACAATAGAAGAGCAACGCGAACTTGTAGCTAAAGGCGCAAGTAAAACGATGAAGTCTAAACACCTTGAAGGGTTAGCAGTTGACCTAATGGCATATATTGGCTCCCGTGCTTCATGGGAGCTAAACCTATATGATGATATTGCGGATGCAATGAAACAAGCAGCTAAGGAAATTGGCGTAGATGTTTGTTGGGGTGCCGCATGGTCTACAGCTGAGATGCCTTACCCGATGAATATTTGTTCTTGGGAAGGTACTATGGAAGAAGCAATGAAAGCCTACTGCAAGAAAAAAAGCGATGCAGGCAAACGTGCGTTTATTGATGGTCCCCACTTCGAGCTTATCGTATAATAATGGTTAGTCTTGATGCTGAAAATATAACCAAAGGAATCGGCATAGTCACTGCTACTTTTGCAATGCTTGGTGGTGGCTATACCGTTTGGGATAAATTTAGCAGCAAAGACATATTGACATGGGCTCCTGAGTACTTTTCTGTGAGCGATGGTCCTGTAAGTGGAGAGTACAAGGTAACCGTAGCGCGAGAAAAACACCGTGACGATTGCACTGTTACAGATTTTACTTTGTCTGTGCGTGACAGTGATTATATGGTTCACCCTGCTACATCTAGCATTGGGAAATTTATGGGTCCTGCAAACGACAAAGTGGATACTTTTGCGTTTAAAATGCAGATAAACCCAGACCACCATGGAAAAGTTGCTTTAGGTGAAGCAACACTGGTTGCGTATATTGATTATGATTGCCCAGAAGGACATATAGCAGTGACGTACCCAGACCATGCAAACTTGAGGTTTAATATCACAAATGAATGACCTTTACTTTTATGAGAATATGCTTAAGAATGTAAGGGAACGGAGGGAATCAGTTATTGAGGCTATCTGTTATGGTGCCGTAAGTGATTTCACCGCGTTCAAGGAGCTCCGAGCAAAACTCGGGGAACTTGCATTAACCGAACAGGAATTAAAAAACCTGCTAAATAGGATATCAGAATCCGATGAGTAAAACACTGCTTGTACCTGACTACATTGCAAAACAACGGGCAGAAGAAAAATCTGCCAAAAAAGAAGCCCCCAAAGCAGAAGGTATTTTAGACGCAGCCTATGTTGCGGCTGAAGACCGTGTTTTGGATCCTACAAAACTCCCTGAAAGTGCTATTGATAGATTGCCTCAGCCTACGGGATGGCGCATTTTGCTTTTACCCTATCAAGGTAAGGCAAAGACTACTGGTGGTATTATTCTTACAAGCGAAACTCGCGAAAAAGAAGCAGTAGGGACAGTTTGTGGGTATGTGTTGAGGGTTGGTCCGCTTGCGTACCAAGACCCAAATAAATTCGGCGTAAAAGAGGGTAAACTACACCCAGAGCCTTGGTGTAAAGAAGGCGACTGGGTTATCTTTGGCCGATATGCGGGAAGCCGCTTCAAGATCGAGGGTGGGGAGGTTCGCCTCCTTAATGATGACGAGGTTCTTGCTCGCATTAGTAGCCCCGATGATATCTTGCACCTATAACATGGAGATGACCCATGCCTGAAGAAGCATTGAAACAAGAAATAGAAGACGAAAACGAAGAGCTCGAAGTTGAGGTTGATGAGGAGGAATCCGAGCAACCTGAGCAACCCGAAGAGGAAGCTGCGGCTAAACCTGCTAACGATGAGTTAGAGCAGTATAGCGAAGGCGTCCAAAAACGAATCAGTAAGCTCACCGCAAAAATGCGGGAAGCTGAGCGGCGCGAAAAAGCTGCGATTGAGTATGCACAAGCAGTGCAAACACAGTTACAGCAATCAAATGCGCGTACACAGAGCTTAGACAGCTCTTTTGTGCAAGAGTTTGAAAATCGTGTTACGCTTCAAGACCAGTTGTTACGCCAACAGCTCAGAGAAGCTATTGATCGTGGAGACATTGATAAACAGGTTGAGGTGCAAAAGCAGCTTGCTCAGGTAGCGAGCCATGCAGAGCGTCTACAGTATGTTAAGCAACAGCAGGCGAGTAATGCGGCTAGAGCGCAACAACCTATTAGTCAGCCTGTCCCACAGCAACAGGTAGCGCAGCAGCAACAACCGCGACCAGACCCTAAAGCAGAGGACTGGGCATCGCGTAACGAATGGTTTGGTACAGATGAGCCTATGACGATAACGGCTTTTAGTATTCATAAACAGCTTATCGAAAACGAAGGTTACGATTCGCAAAGTGATGATTACTATCAAGAAATTGATCGTCGGATGAGAGCTGAGTTTCCGCACAAATTCAATGGGCAAAGCCGCGCTAGAAGTGGTCCTGCCGTTGGAGCTGCAAACCGTGGTGCAAGGTCTGGTGGAAAGAAATCTATCAAACTTTCATCATCACAAGTTGCAATCGCCAAGAAACTTGGTATAACTAAAGAACAATACGCGAAGCAATTGATGCGTATGAACCAATCGTGAGGAAGGTTTAACTATGACCGATAGAAGCCCACGCACTTCCCAAACAAGGGAAAAAGCAAGCCGCGCTAAACCGTGGCGACCCCCGTCTACACTGGACGCTCCACCCGCTCCGGAAGGTTTTGTTCACCGTTGGATCCGTGAATCTGTCATGGGCTACGATGATAGAAAGAACCTCTCCGCTCGCCTACGCGAAGGCTTTGAACTTGTTCGCGCTGATGAGTATCCCGATTTCGAAGCACCAACAGTCCAGGATGGTAAACATGCTGGTGTAATTGGTGTGGGAGGTTTGGTGCTCGCTAGGTTCCCTGAAGAGACACGTGAAGAGCGCAACTCACACTTCCGTAAACAAACGGCAGACCAAATGACCGCTGTTGACAATGATCTAATGAGGGAACAACATCCGTCAATGCCTATCAGCAAACCTGATCGGCAATCTCGTGTAACTTTCGGTGGAAATAATTCTTCCGATAACTAAAGGATCTGAGCTATGGCTAATATTGATGCCGCTTTCGGACTTCGTCCGTATAAGATGCTCGGTGCAGGTGCAAACACCAATGGTGTGATGACCTTCAATATCCAAACTACCGCGACGACGGGGACTTCCAGTGTAATCTATGAAGGTTCTCCTGTTATCCCTCTCGCGAATGGTATGATTGATATTGTAGGAGCCGCCGCAGGTGGTACAGTACCTCTACTGGGTGCCTTCATTGGTTGTAACTACACTGACCTCAATGGGGTTCCAACGTTCGCTAACAAGTGGCCTGGAACTGCAAGTGTCAAGTCTGGTACAGCCGCAACTGCACTGATTGCTGCACATCCTGATCAGCTTTTCTTGATCAACTGTGATGCTGCTGCCGCTGATGCAACCATCCATGCAAACGCTAACTTTGCTACTGCCACTTCTGGCAATGCTACGACTGGTAAGTCCTCTGGCGAGCTAGCAGTGTCAACTGTGAATACGACTAACACGCTTAATTTGCGTATTGTCGGTTATGAGGATTCTCCTTCTAACGACGATGCAACAGTGGCGGGTCGTCTAGCGATTGTCCAAATCAACAACCACTTCTATCGTTACGGTGCTAACGGTACGGGTGCAGGTGTATAAGGAGATAGGAAATGGCTATTACTCGCTCCCAACTCCTTAAAGAACTAGAGCCCGGACTTAACGCTCTGTTTGGATTGGAGTACGATCGGTATGACAATGAGCATGCCGAAATCTTTGAAACCGAATCTTCAGATCGTGCGTTTGAAGAAGAGGTCATGTTGGCAGGCTTCGGCCAAGCACCCGTAAAGGGTGAAGGCGCGGCAGTATCATACGATACTTCCAACGAAGCATTTACTGCTCGCTATACACACGAAACCATCGCGCTTGCGTTTGCGATCACTGAAGAAGCCGTAGAGGATAACCTTTACGACCGCCTCAGCTCTCGTTACACCCGTGCGTTGGCTCGTTCTATGGCGAACACCAAGCAGGTCAAAGCGGCGGCTATCCTGAACAATGCGTTCGATAGCAACTACACGATCGGCGACGGTGTAGAGCTCTGCTCTACTGCTCACCCAACTGTAGGTGGTGGTAACTTTGCAAACGAGCTTGCAACTGCGGCAGACCTTAACGAAACGTCACTTGAACAGTCGTTGATTGATATCGCGGCGTTCATCGACGAACGCGGTCTGAAAATTGCTCTGCAGGGTCGTAAGTTGATTATCCCACCTGCGCTTCAGTTTGTCGCTGAGCGTTTGATGGCATCCAACCTACGTCCGTCAACTGCTGACAATGACATCAACGCACTCCGTAACATGGGTATGTTGCCTGACGGTTATGTGGTCAACCACTTCCTAACCGACCCAGACGCATTCTTCATTAAAACGGATGCACCAAACGGCTTTAAGCATTTTGTGCGTAGCCCAATCAAAACGTCTATGGAAGGCGATTTTGAAACAGGTAACGTGCGCTACAAGGCTCGTGAGCGTTACAGCTTTGGTGTCTCGGACCCACGTTGCGTATTTGGCTCTCCTGGAGCTTAATATCGTTTCACGTGAAACAATGAGAAGGGAGGCTTGTGCCTCCCTTCTTTTTTGAGTATAGTAATCATACCCCTGACAACCATATTGTGTGGTTGACATAACCCAAGACAGGAGAGTAACATGGGTCAAACTACTTTTTCAGGTCCAGTTAGATCGGAGCGCGGTTTTACCGCAGTCGGTTCAACATCGGTGGTAAACCTCACCGCAGAGACTACTTTGACATACGCCGACCATGTTGGTCGCATTATTGAAATCAATGACGCAGACGGTGCGGTCACACTTCCAACTATCACTTCTGACACTATCGGTGCCTCATACAAATTTTTTGTAGGTACAACTGCATCTGATCTTGATATCAAAACAGATGGCACAGATAAATTTGTTGGTAACCTTGTGCTTGCCGCAGGAGCAACTTCACAGGCTCGTGGCTTCGCTCCAGGAGCGACCAACGACGTGATCTCAATGAATGGTACTACCACAGGTGGAATCGCGGGTTCTGTAGTGGAAGTTACAGCAATCGCTACGGC